AATCTTTCCCTTTTCGTCACGCCGATAAATCCGATACTCCTGACGAAAATTCTGCAATGTCCTAAATACCCGCAACTTCCCCATGCTCAAACGCGACCACACCGCATGGATGCCGGCCTCAACCGCGTTGTTTGCCGGCGTCAGAGACGTAAGCCCCAAGTCAATATACTGACCAAGTAGCTGCTGCCCATCACTCTGCCCTCGGCCTCTGGCGGCAGGATCAACCACTCCCGGTATCCATTCGCCTCGGGATCGAATCGCCGCGGCATGTACCGCCGGCTCAGCCTGGCCCCGATAGTGCTCGCTGTACAGGTACAAGCAGTCGTCCTCGGGATCGACCGCTCCCCACACCGCCGCCGTCCGGTTCCACCCCACATCCAACCCATACGCATGGCGATACCACGCAGGAAATTCAAAAGGGTCACAGACAATTTCTTCCTCTCCCACAGGATATATCGCTCCCGCACCAAGCGACGGAATGCCTTTGGTTCTGGCGTCGCGCTCATGAGGTGCATACGATTGGGCAAGATCCACCTTGTCCTGCTGGGACAGGTGGGGAACGTCATCCCACGTTGCGAATGTCGTCCACCGGCTCATAGCAGAAGCTCAGCTCTTGTGATGATATCCAACCTCACCCTCCCGCCGTTCACCACCCGGCATGAACGACTGCACTACCGCAGATAATCCTTTCAACGGAGTGAACGCGCACAGCACAAGACCAGACGCCTCACCAGGCACAGTGCTCATCGTTCGAGTGAGAGCTTCTGAATAAATGGGTTGTGGAGGCTCTTCATCAAGGACAACTACATCAACCTTGGCCGCCTGAAATGCTTCCCTTCCCATTTCATAGGCTTTGAAAACTAGACGCGATGAACCGCCATACGCATGATGGATCTGCATCGCGTCCACCGCATCAGGAACGCCACTACGAGCAACAACCCGCTCTATCCGATCTCTCGGTATCAGACCGGTCCCAAGCGACCCAGGCTGTCCGAGCAACGCACCTTGAAGGCTCTCGCGAACAGCTTTGGTATCTTCACCGCAGATCCATGCCACTATGGACCGACTGAAGCGGTATCCTTGCCACCATGCAGGATACCATCCGATAAGGTGACACACCGCTTCGTAACAAACAGCAACCGACTTTCCAACGCGATTAGCCGCCACGAAGGCTCGCTCTTGGTGTCGCGCGCCAGCAGCAAAGAAATCTAGATGCTTAGGATATAACTCGCGCCATAATGGACCGTTCTCCGGGAACATTAGATACAGCCGATTGAACGTTGGCCACATCTCGCGCTCTGCCAGCTCCGCCAGCATTCCAGGCCCGACATTCGCCAGCAGTTCAGCGAGATCGGTCATTCAGCCGCCATCATCCAAGATCCTCGCGACTGGCTAGCTTCTGTCGCGCATTGGCATAAGGATGAGGAGTCGGATCCACCGGCTCATACAGCTTCCCATCGCGCCCACACGCCATCTGATCACCACGCACCTCACCGCAGGCACGCAACAGCGCCTCCCCCGTCACTACGTTATACAGCGCCGTGCACCAGTAAACCGCTGGCTCGCTGCCGTTCATCCGGCAATACTTGCATCGAGGCTGCGATCCACGCCCAGCACACACAGGAACGTCAGCCTCGCTCATAGCCGCACCGGAGGCGGTTCCGTCCCGCCAGCGCGCTTGTGCCACTCCGCCAACAGCGCCATGTCCAACTGACGCAACTCATCAGCCGTTAACGGCAGCGACCGCAACAGCGCCACAAGCGCCTCAACCCGCGTCATGGCCTAGCCATCAGCCGGATCGTCCACAAATCCGACGCCAGCGACCGATCGCCCAAATACGCATACGGCATGGTGAAGTATCCGCCCTGCCCCCAGCCGTCGCCCCACGAGTTCCGCACGATGAACCGCTGCGACGCATCGTCATAGCCGACCGCTAGCACCGCATGACCGCCCAGCAACTCCTCAGACGACGCCGGCAACGGCACCACACCACTCGCCGCAACAGCATCACTCTCGAAGCTCTCATACACCGAGAACCCGAACGCGAACGGATAGCCCGACGCCAGACACGCCTTCATCTGCCCCAGCGTCTGCACCACACGCGCGTAGGCAACCGCACGCTCTTGCAGCCCAGCAGCCCACACAGCCTGCGGTGGCCGCAGCGTAAAGTTGGTGATGTCATACGGCCAGGCGCTCTCGAATGGCGCGCCATACTGTGCTACGACCTTGATCCCATCGCGCAGCATCGCTCCAGAATCCGAGTAGATCGAGCCCTCGATCATGCGTTCCGCATAGTAGATAAAGAGTCGCGACGGCACTTCATCCGGCAGCGACTGCTTGCGCCACTCGAATTGCACCGCGCCACCAATCGCATTCGCCGTGCAACTGCCGAGCTGGCCTTGGTCATACGGCGGCGGGCATTGCGACCGCAGATCCACAGCGGGAGGCATTGCTACGTCAGCAGCGACGCTGAAGAAGTGATCGCGCGCATCGGGCAGGTCAGGCACCCAGCCATAGCGCGCGTGTGTGCGGTGTCTCATGTTCTTTTCCTACCAATGAGCCAGTCGAGTGACACGCCATACAGGCTTGTGAGCGAGATCGCGTGGAGTATCGTCGGTGTGCGTTGCCCGCTTTCCCAGCACGACACTGACCAACGGGAGACGCTAGCGAACTGCGCTACGTCATCTTGCGTCAGCCGGTAGCGGCGACGGATTAGGCGCAGTCGCTTGCCGATGGCCGATGCGAAGGCTCGCTCAGCACGCATCACACACGCTCCAGCACAACGAGCTTATGCCACTTGGTCATACCGCACGCGCGCCAGCCGGCCTGCTTGAAGCAATAGCCTGGATTGCTGCTGCGTATCTTGCGCGGCGCGACATACGTATAGTGACGCTCGCCAGGCCAGCGCGCATCGGCGATGGCATCAGCCTCACGGATTAGCTGCGACGATAGCTCTTCACCCTCATTGCGGAATACAGCACAGTTTACGCCTTGCTGCCCATCGCCACTAATAAACCTGCGCCATACGAACAGAGCACGCGCATCATGCCGCACCAGCACCAGCTTCTCACCTGGACCGACGAACAGCATAGGACGCCTGCCATCGACATACCGATAGCGCGAATAGTGGCGATCAAAGATGGCGCGTGCCGTGTCATCGCCATCCCGCGTTACTACCCAACCGCGCAGGAGCATGAACGGTTGGACAGCGCTCATCCCAGTGTATACTGCAGTATATTCACGTATTACGTCCGATAATCTTCATTTGTGGACGGAGAACACACTAAGGCGCCACATCGCTAGCTCAATCGCTCTGGTCTGCGCTTGTAGATCCAGCTTGATTTCATCCCACTCGCTTTGCGTGCAACGCCCGACATGCGCAACGCCAGGCTCGTCCACCAACGTTGCACCACGCGCGATTGCCTCACGCGCTGCGCTGTTGACATCGGAGCGCCAGCGTCCGCACTCGCAGCGGCCGAACGTGTATGTGTGGCCGGCAATGCTCACGGCGCATCCTTCGGCAGCACCTTGCCCATAAGTTTCGCGAGCAACGCGCGTTCGTCATCGCTAAGATTGTCGAGATTAACGATCGTCCGCGCCTGATCCTCCGTCGAATGATCGCGCGGCTTGCCGATGCCTCGATTGAGTATCGCTTCCGTTGCCATGAAAGCTACACGCTCATCATCAGAACGCATGAGTTCAAGCTGACGGTGAATTGCTTCGCTGGAATATTCCGCGCAGATTTTACGAGCCTCGAAGTAAGCGCTCTGATTCCAGCCACCAGGATTGCCAGACTTGCCTTTCTGGAACGGCGTGAGCTTCCCGGAACCGTGTCTCGGAACGATGTAGTTACGTTCACTCACCGCCGCACTAGATTGAGTGGTCTCGCCCATCGCTTAGGAAACACGCTCCGAATGCAGCGACCAATCAGGAGAATACGCGAGTTTTAGCGCAAGTTGCGTGCGATTGGAAGCGCCAGTTTTCTTAAGCATATGATGCACGTGCATTTTGACAGTTGCCTCTACCAAACCGAGTTCAGTTGCTATTGCGCGATTAGCTGCGCCCTTCATCAAAAGCGCCGCAACTTTGAGTTCGGGCTCTGTGAAGCGATTTGGATCGCGGTTCACATCCACACTCCTGCATAACTACAACGGGATATACCGTATATACACATGTAGTTCACGAAAACGTTATCCATAGACCAAAGATAAGCATTGACCTACCCGACATAATGTCCTACTTTGGGCTATCAGATGGAGAGCAGAAATGAGCCTGATAACCGCCAACTGGACATACTTCGCGCTTTCGGCAGATGGCTGGATTATGAAAGACGCGCAGAACCGCCGGACGACAGGTTCGCGTGCGCGGCCCCCGACAAAACGCGCCTTTCCTAACCAGCCGCATCCGTTCGCGAACGTATTTGATGCAGAGGAATGGCTTGCGTCGCAGGGCATACGCGCGTCAGTGCGGCTCGCATGATTCTTCCACGCGGAGCACACGAAATGACATACACCGATCACCACGGCATCACGCACGAGAATTACGAAGCGGCAATGCACTACTATTCCACCCCGCGCGGGAGGATCTGTCCGAACACGGCTGGTTTCACGTGCTATAATTCTCTGTGCAAAAATGAATGTGCTCGCGATCCCCAGCTTAATCCTCCTAAGATCAGCGTGGCCCTTGCAACACTGAGTCGGCGAGTATGGCTTCTTCCTGACTTCGACTACCGCTGGCCT